AACAGACCCAAAAACAGACCCTTTTCTTTCGGAAGGGTCTGTTTTTATATTATTTGTTTAAAAATCAATATAGTTTGCGAATTTCTCACCGATATCATCCTTAGCCTCTTTGGTGATGTGCGTATAGATGTTCATGGTTGTTTTTAGGTCCGAGTGTCCGAGTCTATACTGGACCTGTTTGAGTGTCATTCCAGCTTCGAAACATAGGCTGGAATGTGTGTGTCGGAATCCGTGAATCCTGATTGGACGCATGTCCGAATCTTTGACAATTTGTTGTAGCCATTTCCGTGGCAGTGTCCCTGGTATTGGTTTTCCGAATTCATTTTCAAAGATATAAGTAGTAGTAGGATTCATCGTTCTAAACTCTGCGAGAATCTCGCTTGTTTTTTTCATTTTCTTTGCCGACATAGACCCTAAACTTATAGGCAGTGTCGCATTTTTCTTTTTGTAAGATTTAATTTCCATTATGTTTCACCTCATTTCACAAAAGAATGAGCGCAAAGAACCCTTCTCTTAATCCTTATTTGCATTTCAAGGTTAATCGCAATTAACGGCTGTTGATTGTGAATGCCAGATATCTGTTTTAGAATTAAGGGGCAAATTCACTGTATTTTTTAAGATATTCCTCTATTACGAAAAGATCTTCTGTCAGAAGGTTATTTTTAATAAAGTTAAAGTCACTTTCTGTAAGAAACATTTTTTTCTTCAAGCTTTTGATTTCTTTTTTTGCAAGATCAAATGCGGAATTATAGTCATCTAGGTCGCACTCTTCTGCTATATTGCGGATATTTGTAACGATATAACTATTTGTCATAGGTGGTATATAAACAGGACCTTGAATATATTCATAACTATTACCAAGACCAGAACAATCAAATAACATGGTTTCGATAAAATATTTCAATGCCAACTTATAATCTTTCTTATCTAGAAAGAAGCAACCAAAAGCATGGCAGTCGTTTCTGACAAGGCCGAATAATTTAGCGTTGATATTGCTATTAATCCGGTCATTCAAAATTTTAATTTTAGCGATGTCATATGAAAGGTAAGGGTCATTTCCAGAGTATTCCATGTATTCAAATGCCGATATATATGGATCCTTGTGTGCTTTAATAAGACCTTCATACTCAAATAAAATCTGCTGTCCTACATTCGTGGTACAAATCGACGAAGGGATACTATCTTCTAGCAGATCAAAATTATTCATAATTCTTTGTACAAGGTCATATTTTTTTCCACCAACTGGCAAAGACTTCACTTTTAAAATTTCTTTTAACTCTGCGACTTTAAGCTTCGATAAACTTTTTTCTGATTTTTGAAATGTCAGCAATCCCAGTCGGATTAATTTATTTCTATGAAGTTGAGGGTTGATTTGATATTCATGTTCAAAATATGATGGGAAAAAATCTCCATTGTTAGTATCAATCCAATGCAAAAGAATGATATCACCAATTTGTAATGTATCATCTTCACATTTCCTCAAATTAGTTTCAGAAGTAGTAGCAGTTTGCTTGAAATGATTAAAAATTTTCTGTATGAAACTCATCTATTATCCTTTCGTTAAAAATATCGCTTATTTATGCTAAAGGATTCAACTAACATTGTTCATAACTTCTCTATTTCGAAGTTTATTCTTCATATTTCTGAATTTTGTCAAAGGCTTCTTGGATATCTTTTTTTGTTTTGAAAGGATTATTTTTGATGTTTACAATATATAAAACAATAGTCAAACACAAAAGAATAAATCCAATTGTAGGATTTATTATGAAATACAAAAGGGTGCATAATGCAAGCAACCCCACCGGAAAATACCATGAAGAGGCAGGGTGGATTTTTTTATCAACTGGTGTATTAATCGCTTGATTTTGTTTCTGTGATCGTCCCTTTTTTATGCTTCCCAAAGCATCAACAGTAGTTTGGTTGTATACTTTGTTGTAAATAGCACGTTTTGGATCTTTAATAATTCCAGTGCCTTTCTGCCCATAAGTCGGAATAATAGCTTTCTTCACTTTTCTTTTCAAATTTGAGGTAGTTCTTGCCTTGAGACTTTTCGAAAGGTTTGGTTTTCTAACTCCTATTTTCATAAAAATAACCCTTTTCCTCCACAAACACCTTATATTCTTCTATTACCATCGACTCATTAGCAATGGTTTTTAAATTATATCGTTCCATAAAATGGATTTAATTAAATTCTGACACGTCATCCATGGTTTTCAATTCTTCTTCCAGTAGATGATGGATCATGCTGCGGTCGGCTTGTAATTCACACAATTCTCTATTTAGTTCGTATTGAGTCTTTGTGTGGTCCTTGTGGCCTAACTCATGCAAGGCCGCTTGCTTTTGGTCTTTTTCTGATAAATTAATATCCAGAGCGAGAACCTTTAATGCTGGATTGAAGAAGCCTGGACTGTGCCATCCGCTCCCGTCAAAATAGCATAGAATTACACCCTCGAGGGCGCAAAGCTCTTTTACAGTCATAAATGCACCTCTATTTATTTTTTAAGTGTGCCTCCAAGACCGCTGTAATAAAATCAATATCTTCTTCAGTAAGTGGTTTACCATCGAACAACATAGATTGCGCAGCAATGTCTCGAAGGTCAAGCGGTGCAGAAGCATCACCGTCTGTTGCAATTTTTGGATTATCAGTGCGCCCTAATAAGTAGTCGGTGGACACATTGAAGTAGTCAGCGATTTCTTGTAATCGCTCAGAACTTACTTTTTGTCGTTTTAAGGAATAAAGTGTATTTTTGCTATATCCCAATTTTTCTTCAACTTGATTTAGAGATAAACCCTTTTTTCGAGCCAATTCTCTAACTTTTTCAAATGTTGGAAACATTGATTTATCAACCTTTCTGAGAGATCGACAAAAAATATTTAAATTATTTATTTAAAATTTTTGGCGAAAATAAATGAATGATTTAAAATAGTTTTTGTAAAGTTAATGAGTTAGTAAAAAACGAAGTTAAAACTTATCTAAATATAAAATAGCTTTGGCGAGCAAGAAAACTGATAGATATAGTATTTTATCATTCTTTTTATTACGCTTTCATTTTAAATTATTTATTTAAAATTTTCAAGAGCTTTATAAAATAATTTACTAACTCTTTAACTCTATTAAAAAAAGTAGGATAAACATGAGCCAACAACATCGTGAATGGATTGAGCTTGTAAAAGAGCGAATTGAAAAACGTGGATGGTCACAGACGGACTTGTCCATTGTTGTAGGTGTTAGTCCATCAGCTATCACATAGCTGCTAAAAGATGGAAAAGGAAGCGATGACTTGAAACTTCGTATTAACAAAAAATTGCGAATTAATTAGTCATGGGAAAAATTTGAGGAGTAGGAGAAAAGAATGAACGAACTAGAAAGAACAGCCCTCAATGAAATACTGAGGACTGTGACGTATATTGCAGAAAAACTGGATGAGTTGGAATTTAAATTGACTAAAGAGGGTCTACAAGATTCTGAGCATCCAGAATAGTTAGCTGATATTCGATATAGCGAATGGTAGCATTTAAAAATTTTTTTAAATCTTGTAAATCTTTATCTGTGTGTCTTCGGACGTAGTGAGTTTCATCGTTACCAATCCACGAAGTGGCCTGAGCAAGCTTTTGTAAAATTTGATCATCAATATATTCTATAATGACTTGTCCTAAAAATTTTTTCTTAATCTCATCTGCCTTTTCAGGGAATTTTTGGATTAAGAAATCCTTAATGATAAACTCAAGCGATTTTCTAAGGCCGATACCAACTAAAGTGTCGTAACCGTCTGCTTCAGCTTGCAAAGACTGAGTATATGTTTTGACACCTTGAGGAGAAAGATTAGAAATTTCTTTAGGGAATTCAGATGGCTGCTCTTTATAGTGATGTAAGTTTCGTGGATAGGTACTTCCATATTCGTTTAGATAATTGTAAGAATCTACCCATCCATATTTACAAGAGTTACAAAATAAAGTTAGGAATAAGATGTGGTCGTATTCATCTTTGTAAAACGATGAATCTTTTAAGATAGGCTCTATCCCTCTACCGCAATTAGGACAAACATCTGTCACAGTTACGTCTACATCAGCATACGCAGAATTATCATATTTTGCTTTCATTAACATAATGGTTTCTCCGATTGATTTATTATCTTTATTATATCAAATTCAGAAAGGAAAAAGCGTGTGAACGAAATTACTTTATCAAATAATCTATCTCAGATAGAACTTGAAATCAGCCATCACAAGCAAATAGCTGGCCAGTCGATTTGGGAAATCGGCAGACGATTGAACCATGTGAAAGAGAATGATCTGGCCCATGGTAAATTTATGGAATGATTGAATAAGATCAATCTTAATTGGTCAGAGGTGAACAGAATGATGAAGGTTGCAAAAGAACTTCCAAATTACTCAACGTTGAGTAATTTAGGTAGAACCGCACTTTACCTCATCGCAACTCTTCCAGAAGAAGAGCGAGAGGAGCAGATCCAACGCATCGAAGATGGTGACAATCCAACGGTGCGAGAGCTGAAGGAAGTCAAGAAGAAACTCAACCTCAGAAAGCTTGCAAACAAGCGTCTACAGGCTGAAAACGAAAGAATCAAATCTGCCAAGGTCGAAGTCAAGGAAACTATCAAGGAAGTCATCCCAGACGATTACAGAGCCACACAGGACCTAAACAAGCAATTGCTAGAAAAGAATAAGAAACTCTCCAAATCCGTGAAAGCAATGGAAGAGCGTGAAGAGGTTGATAAGAAATCTGCTCAGTACGATGAATTGACTCGAGCGATTGAAGAATCGCAAGGGCAACTAAATAGTGTACAGAAGCAAATCTCCGCTTACAAGAACATCACCAGCCTACTTCAAAAAGGAAATGATTTCTTAGCAAGCATGGGCGTTCTAATCTATGCAGATGAGGAGAAAGTCCTCAAAGCTGATGGAATCATCCGAAATGAATTTGATAGTTTTAGCAGTCGTGGGATTCGTTTTTTCAACGACCTGAACGATATCCATTTTATATATGCAAACGACAAATCCCTTGTCGTTTTTGTTTCTTTAAAATCTATCAACCAATGATATCTTGTGAGCGATTCCT